CTGAGTCGATTTCAGCTGTACCAAAAAGCTCGCATGCTTCATTTGCAGTTAAACCACCTGCAACTGTGATGATTACTCTGCCTGAACCATCAGAAATATTTGTATATGTAGTCGATCCACTTTGTTGACCACCACCACCAGAATATCGAACATTCCAATTACCTGTTTGCGTAATTGTAGGACTAGTTCTTTTTTTTGAAAAAAATAAACCAGCTTGAGCAGTTGTTGCAGAAAGAATCCATCCTGTGATATCATAAGGTTTTTTCTCATAGAATCTTTTGCATAATCCGAATTCTTCCCCAATAGATCGTAATTGAAAGTTTGTTGCTTCTTCTCCTTCCTCTACTTGAACTTGTGATATATCAAAAGTTCCTGATTGTTGCCCCAAACTATCATTTATAGAATCATAAAATGAACCTGAATCAAACCAAAAATCAACAATTAAAGAATTATCATTATTTGTCCCTAAAGTCTTGCCAGATATAGAAGGAAGAGTAACAGTAGCAGTATATTTTGCAAATGATGTTGTAAGTGTAAATTTATCAAATAAAAGAGAAACTGCTGCTGAAGGCGATCCACCTGTTCCAAAATTTTGATTTATAGTAACAGACATATCTTTTGCAGAATCAGCTTTTGCATAAAAAGATATAGTTATTGTTTTTCCAACCAAAGTTCTAACATTTTCAATATATTGTCCCAAAATGGCAAAATTAAAAACACCTGGAACTGATGAAACAACCATTGTGGTATAATATGTTGGCTCATTTGGGACATCAGTTTGACCTAGAGTAAAAGCAGATCGTGAATAATTATATGTCGAACCTAAGGAATATGCTCTCCATCTATCAGCCATATAGTTTATCCCAGAAGTTCCTGCACCAGTTGTAGTTCCTCTTTCCCATATAGGAAAATCACCATTAATCAAATAATTTTTTCCAGCAGTTTTAGAAAATAAAAAATCTGTTATAGATTCAAAATATTCTACCCATTGGTTATGCACCCATTGCACCCAATTGAATGTCAAGAATCCTGGTTTCTCTGCCGATAAAAAACCTGTACTTTTCTTTCCAACAGAAGGCTCCAACCGATTTGCAGGAGTACCATCTGTCCAGTCTGACTTAGAAGTTGGTTTACTTGATATTGCCATTTTATTCTCCTATTCTGTCTAAATTTCTCTTCCTAATTTTCCACCTATATTTGGATCACCTTCATCCCCAAAACCACGATCAACATCAAATTCTCCATCCATAGCTCCAAAAGTAAAAGGCGTATCTTCATCAAAAACAACCACTAAATCCAAACTGACTCCTGCTGGAGAAGCCACATTGATAGCATCAACAATGAAAGATTCAAGAGCAGGATCAACTTCTCCCGCAAATCCTACTTGAAAAGCAGCAGGATAAAGTTCAAAATAATAAATGTCATCAGAACCGCTTATCAATCTAACAATATTTATTATATTCTCTGGATTCCCACCAGAAACATTGATTGCAATCCTAGCACGAATTAAAAGTCTATAGACATCATCACCAAAACCAAATCTCTGCTGTCCTACTATCCCACCTATTTGATCCAAATAAATACCAGAATTGTTGTCAATATTGTAAAGACCATAAAGAGAATATGCAACATCTTCCAAATCCTGCAATTGGTCTATAGGAGGTTTTATAAATGCCTTCATATTAACCGATTGCTTATATTGCTCAATTAGCCTTGCTATTCCAAGCTCATAATGGTTATCTATTTTTTCAACTTCATACATTTTGTCACCTAATTATGTTATGGTTACATCTATTCTAGCACTTGCAAACTTTGCTATCTCGTCAAAATCAATAGGAATATTGTCATCAAGCGTAGGGCTAGGAGCAGTCCCAACTTTTATAACTATGTCAGATAATCCTAAGTTTGAAAGAGAACAAAGTAGATCAGGATAAACAATAACATCATCCCCAATATTCAAAGAATCCCCATATGCCAATATTGCAGATTTTACATTTGCTTCTGTTACTGTAATTCCTGGCTTTTCTGTTACTGTTACATCAACATAAATATCAACATCAATTGGTCTTGAAAATTTTATCGTATGAGACTGACCAGAAGTGTCAATGACTGTTTTTGATATGCTACCATAAGGTTCTATCCCAGCAGGTTTTGATTCCCAGATTGTTTGGGCTATTTCGTCCTCATCGCCACCATCCACAATAGATTCAAAAGATTTAGGAGGTCTACCATCCCCATCTGTTGTCATTGTGTCATTTTCTATAACAGTTACAAAATCTACATTTTCAACTTCCAACAATTCAGTTTTTATTGCTTCAACGGTTCCACTCTTCGATTGCTGTAATGAATTATCACGTCGTATTTTGAGTTCTTGGTCAGATTCAATTTCTCTACCAACATCTGCATCTTCTAAATTATCAACGCTATCCCATCCAGCAACAAGAGTTTCAATTACTGTTAATGATCCGGCTGGAGCTTGTATCTCTCCAGTTTCTTCTGAGGTACAATCTATGTCAATATATGCTCCTCCCTCATCAATGACCGTTACTGTTACATCAACGGGACTTCCAAGTTCTGTTAATGTGTCTGAAGTCGTAAATTCATCTTTTTGGACTCCTGCATCAGCACCGTCAAATTCTATCGTAAAACCAACAGAATAGTCTCCTGTAACAGTTACGCTAGTAATGTTAGTTAAAGCTTCTAATGCAGATTCTATTGTAGCAGCGACATCATCATAATCTAAACTAGCAGTAGTTTCTCCATCAAAAGTGATATCCCATGTTCCAGCATCTGGAACAGATGAAAAAGTGATTTTTTGCTGATTATTTGTTGCAGCAGCAATTGTTGCATCATTGTTTGTTACAAATTTTGAATCTGAGCTGCCACTAACTGACACAATGCTTCCAGTTGGAATTAAAGTCGTTGCTGTACCTCTTGCTCTAGCAACTACTGTAGATTTTGTCGCTGGAAGCCTAGCAATACCAGTCAATGCAACAACATCATCAAGACTGGAACCTTCTGCTGTGGCTGGATATTTAGCCAAATAAGTAGATTGAATTAGTTCCCATATAGCTGACTCTCTTTCAGCATTAATACCAACATTTTGCCCTAGAAAAGAACTATCTTCTAAATTTATTCCTGAGCCATAAGCCAATCTATAAGAATCTTCTAATTCTGATTTTATGACTTCCAATCTTTTTATAACTAAACCTGTTAAGGTTAAACCGTAATCAACCATTATAATACCTCACTGATCGTGATAGTTCCTTCACTCACTTTAAATTCAACATCTACTTTAAGTTCTCTGTTAGTCTGATCGAAATCAGCTGTGAAATTACTTATTTCCAATACTCCTGGGGTATCTAAAATTGCTGTTTTCAAAATAGCACTAACATTATACAAATTAGGATTTTTAACAAGAATATCCTGATAATATGGAACACCTGAATCGAGATTTAAAAACCATTCTCCTTGAAACATTCTCAGATTTTGCAAAACACGTTGCTCTATCTCATCTTCACCTTCGATAAAAATAACATCATTGTTTTCTATAAGCAAATCTCTATTATCATCTAATTGTATATCCATTTTAAACCTTAAATGTAGCTAATTTTGCCAATATTGCCTGAAACAATGGAACATAAGCAGCTAATAAAGCCTGATTAACTGGCGGTACAGGAGCACCAAGAACCAACGTCGTAATATTTGACACTTCTTGAGAGAAATTTTTCAGCTCAGTATTCAATTCATTTAATGCTGAGATCAATTCATTTGTCTGATTTTCTACCTCTATTTTTCCATTATCATATGTTTTGATTTCTAAGTCGCCATTCTGTATAAGCAAATAATCATTACTTGCTTGTAATCCTGCACCTTTCCTTAAAAGTCCTGGAACAGCTATTGCATCCGAAATTGAGAATTTTCTACGATCTGTTGGTTCAACAATTCCATCTTTACTTTTCCAATCTTCTATTGATCTTTGAGAAAAAATCAACAACACTTCATCACCTTTTTCTATTGGAAAAGAAATAATAGAATTTTTGGTCTGTGGAAACAGAACAGGCACATTCCTGATAATTGGCATCTCAACTACATCCCCATTTCTATAAATCTTCTTGATCGATGGTTTCACTTGACACGTCTTTGAACTCACATCATAATTCGTTATTGTTCCAGGCAACGCAACATACATCCTTGCCAAACTTGCATTAACATATTTCTGTAAAATGTCGTATAATTCTGGTTCTCTAAGATCAACAACCATTTAACCTATTTCCTGTGCAATAATCTTTGTTTTCCAATTTCCTTCATCTGTGTCTCCTGAGAATTGAACCTCTGTAATTTTCAAAAATGCTGTTATTATTTCAGACTCAATTTTTACAATTTTCCCAACAGACAATCCTGACTGTATTAACACATCTATTTCATACCCTTTTTCTTTCTTCTTTGGGTATCCTATCATTCCAGTATCTTTAGAAATCAGAACAAAATCAGTAAAAGTAACTCGTCTATTATCCTGAACAATTAAATCGTCATTATCAAAATACCATTCATAACCTTCGTAATCAATAATGTTGTCCATTATTGATTTGAAATTTCCAGAAAGAGTTAAGCCATTAACCCATTGCTTCCTAAATGATATTCGGCTAAGCAAGGTATTTATTTTTGGCTGTTTTATTCCTATTTTTTGCAATATTTTTCTCAATACAGTGCTAGTCTTGATACCTTCCCCAAAATTTTCCTCAATATGAGTTTTAGTCAATTTATCACTTTTTTCTACAACTTCCAAAACTGTCAAAAAATCTGCTTCTGTCAATTCATGAGAAATTGTTTTTATGTCTCCAATCAACAGAGTGTTTAATATTGGTTTCTCGCTGTCTATACCTTTATATCCTGCCTTCAAAACACATTCAAGCCCTGAACCACTTATCAGCTCCCTATTTACATCACTCAAGTTGAAAATAGTTATCTTTGTGTTATTAGGTGTACTACTATTATTTTTCTTAACATCAAAAGCTACCCTTAGATTCTTTACAGTTAAAACAATCGATCCAGCCAGTTTTATATCAAGCTCAACACTTCTTTCAAATAATGTTGTCATGCTTCAGACTCAACATATAAAAATTTTACTCGTGTTCCTAAATCATTCAATTCTGGATTTTGATCAAGTTCTTCTGTATCTATTGTCACAAACAAACCTGCTGGTAAATCTGCTTGAGCATAATAACCAAAAACATCAACATTAGTGAGAATCGGCCTGCTACCTAACAACATATTTTCGTTTTCATCCAAAATATCAAACATCCATCTCGACGTCCTATTGTTGTAGTAGAACCTTAAGATGTATATCGTATCTTCTAATGTTATTTTATAGTTATAAGCTAGGATATCTATCCTAGTCGGAACTTCAACGATAGCCATTAAAAGTACCCCGTTAATTTACTAATGCCTTTTCCACCACTATCAAGCCATCCTTTTAATATCGTAGTTGCTTTACTCTTTGTTTTTGCACTAGGATCGCTTGTTAATTCTTTTCCTGTATTTTGTTCTTTTTGTGCAGTATGAACTGCATCTTCCTCGATTGTCAAAACAGTTGTAATGTCTGTCTTTACAATATTAAGCTCTTCTATTGAAATTTTCGCAACAAGACTGTTTTCATTATTTTTATCTTCCAAAACTCGAACATTTGTAATTATAGCGTTTTTGTATGTTTTGAATCCTATCAATGCTGATATGAGTATTTTATTTTTTTGTAATTTTTCAAGCAAATCAAACGCATCTTTCGATCTAATAAAAGAACCATCAACAATTTTACCTGACAAATCAGACGCTTTTTTTACCAATTTATCAACTTTCTTGTTTTTCAAAATAGTAACTTGACTGGTAAATTTTCTAATTTTCTTTGCTACTGTATCTACTCTTCCAAAAATATTTGATAGATTCGCTAAACCAACTAGAGGAGTATCACTTATGCTAATGTCAAATGTTGCTTTAGCATTTTGTATTTTTACGTTATCTGTTATGGAGATTCCTTCTTCGACTGGATTTTTTGTTGGAGTTGCTGTCATATCGTGATCTATTGACGATATGACATCAAATGCCAGGACGCTCGTACCATCATTTATTGGGAATTCAATCCTTGCTAATTCCTTGTTATTGATGATAATGTTTAATAAATTAGCACTTGTTCCTATAGCAAGACGACTACTTATTGGAGGAAAAGTAGCCATTACATCCCCTCATCTTCTATTGAATTTGACGTATTCCTTAACATTCTTCCTAGAGATTGATTTACTGCCCTTGTTATTGACCTTGACACTTCAATTCCTGTACTTTCAGGACTAACAGCACCATTAACAGTAACAGGAGCATTAACAGTCAATGTAGCCCCTCCACCAGTCCCAGCAGTTGCAAGTTTGGCAACTCCACCCAATGCTCTAGCTGGCGCAGTCAATGTTGAAACTCCAGGTAACAATCCTTGCAGGTTTGGCAAATTTGGGAATTTGCCCTTACTTATCAATTCAATAGTGTTCTTTATGTCTTGAATCATTACAATCAATGGTTCAAGTGATTTCATAATTACTGCAATCGCAGCTGGCACTTTTTCCTCAAGAAAATTTACAACAAGTCCGGTTACAGAATCTTTTCCTTGAAAAAATCCTACGATGTCCTCAATAATCAAAAACAGAGCTGCAACAGCTGTACCAATTAGAATTGGAATAGCAAAAATTTTAGCTTGAGCAATTATTGCAGCTGTGCCAACACCTTTTATGGATAATGTCAACTGTCCAAGCATTAATACCAAATTCCCAACAAGTGCTGATATCCTAAGAGCAAGTAAAAATGTTAAAGTTCCTAATAAAATTTTTAGAGCATTATTTATTCCGCCAACAACCCTAGTCATCGATTTTAATATTATTACAAGTGAAAACAAAATAGTTTTTATTTGCTTTAAAAAAACTACAAAAATCTTCATCATATCTACTACATTCTTCTTTATTCTTTCATTGTTTTTTTCCAAGAATTGCAAGAAATTGTTCAGAAAATCTTTTGCATCTCCTAAAATTTCTTCACCTATAGCAATTGAGATTTGTATCAATACGTCTTTGATATTTGAAAATATTCCGAATAGACTTTGGGCTTGTTTTTGCATAAGATTTGCAAATCTTCCACCTTCTTGAGTCATATCCCTAAACGCTTTTTCTACTATTGGGAATCCTATTTTTCCTCTGGAAACCAAATCTTGTATTTCAGATTCAGTCTTATTTAACATTTTTGCAAGTTCTCCCAATAATGGAACACCAGCAATAGCAAAATCTCTTAACTCTCTACCAGTAAGCTTAGCTTGTGCTTTCACCTGACCAAAATTAAGAATAAGTCTGGCAAGAGGAACTCCTAAGCCAGCTGCAACATCACCAAGTGATTTTAATGTAGGTATGATTTTTTCTTGTTCTATTCCAAAGGCTAGGAGTTGTTTTGATGATTCGATTACGCCTGGAAGTTCAAAGGGAGTGGCTTTTGCAAAATCCTTAATTTCTTCTAATAATTCTCTTGCTTTTTCAGCTGAACCAAGCATAGTCTCAAATGAAATACGCCATTGTTCCATTTTTCCAGCTTGATTCAAAAAAAA